CTTGGCCGCGGCCCCTTCGAAATTTTGACCCCCCCGCCCCCTTTCAAAGAAGATGGGTGCCCTCCGATGGAATGGCCAGCTGACACGGTCGAGAGGCGTCCTTTGGGTGGGTTGCTTCCTTACGCGCGCAATGCTCGCACGCATAGCGACGAGCAGATAGCGCAGATCGCAGCGTCGATGCGTGAATGGGGGTGGACGAACCCGCTGCTGGTAGACGAGGAGGGGACCCTGATTGCTGGGCACGGCAGGGTGCTGGCAGCCGGTCGCCTGGGGTGGAAGGATGGGCCTGTCATGGTGGCCCGTGGTTGGACCAAAGCGCAGAAGGACGCCTATCGCCTGGCCGATAACAAGCTGTCATTGAACGCCGGTTGGGATATGGAGAAGCTACGCGTGGAGCTGACCGATCTGCGCGCACAAGCGGTCGATCTGACGACGTTGGGGTTTGGCCAATCCGAGCTTGACCACTTGCTCGAGGGTAATCGCCGAGGCCTGACGGATCCGGATGCGGTGCCCGAACTGCCAATGGAACCGGTGACGCGGAGCGGCGATATCTGGGCGCTGGGGCGACATCGCCTAGTCTGCGGCGATTGCACCCGCGGCGATACGGTCGAGGCGGCACTCGAGGGGGCAAAGCCGAACCTATGCCTGACCGATCCGCCTTATGGCATCGAGGCGACCACCAGCAAGAAAAACAAATATGCGCTGTCGAACGACAGCCGCGAGCGGCTCTACCAGCTAATCGCTGAATTCCTGCCCTTGGCGCGTCGCGCTGCCGGGCTTGTCGTGCTGACCCCCGGCAACAGCAATCAACGGCTTTACCCGGCGCCGAACTGGATGATGGCGTGGTGTACACCCGCCGGTATCGGCCGCGGGCCCTGGGGCTTTTGCTGTTGGCAACCGATTCTGTGCTTTGGCAAAGACCCCAAGCTGGCGCAGCGCAAGGGCTCTCATCCCGACGCGACGGTAACTGACGAGGCGATCGAGCACCCCGAAACGGTGATTTATGCCGACGCCGTTGTTCACACCGAAGCCGCGCCGCGCACCGGGCACCCGTGCGCCAAGCCGACGAAATTTTGGTCTTGGCTGTTGGAACGGGTGAGCGAGCGCGGGCAAATCGTGTTCGACCCGTTTATCGGCAGCGGAACCACGATGATCGTCGCCGAGATGACCGGGCGCGACTGCCGCGCGATCGAGATCAATCCGGCTTATTGTGACGTGACGATTCAACGTTGGCAGGGCTACACCGGCTCGCCGGCGATGCGCCTCAGCGATGGCAAGCCTTATTCCTCAAAGGAGTCAAACAGTGCCCGATGATGTCGCGATCCGCATGAGAAAGCCTCTTTTGCCGCCCGAGATCAGCCGGTCGGTGCCGCGCGCCGGGTTTGCCGCGCTGACCGCTTCGTTGCGTGGCGGCTCGCCGGCCGATCATTGCCTGCGCATGTTTCCCGACGACGAAGTCGCGCTCGCCATCGTGCAACGCGCGGCGATGACCGGCGGGACCACAACCGTGCCCGGGTGGGCAAGCGATCTGGTCGGCCAGGCGGTGGCCGAATGGCTGCCTTCGCTTTATCCGCAATCGGCCGCGGCCGGGCTGATGCGGCGCGGTGGCTTCAATATGACGCTGGGCGATGGCATTGGCTCAATCAGCGTGCCGGGCCGCGCGGTGGCACCGGTGAGCCTGCCATGGGTCGGCGAGGGCGCGCCGATCCCGGCACGGTCCTACACGCTCAACGGGGCGCTCCTGTCACCGCGGAAAATGGGCGCAATCGTCGTATGGAGCCGCGAGCTGCAACGCACTAGCAACGCCGAAACGGTGTTCACCGCCTTGCTCGAAGAGGACGCGGCGCTATCGCTCGATGCCGCCTATTTTTCGGCGATCGCCGGTTCGGCGACCACGCACCGCGGGCTGTTGAACGGCTTGACGACGTTGCCGCCAGAGACCCTGCAAGGCAGCAACGACGCGACGATGCGCGCCGATATCGCGAACCTTGCCGAAGCGGTGGCGCCGGCGAGCAATGAGACGTTGGTTTTCATAGCTGCACCCAGCCGCGCCTCGGCAATGAATTTGGTGATCCCGATCACCCTCAACGCGACGGTGCTGCCATCGTTGGCCGTGCCGGCCACGCGCGTGATCGCGATCGATGCCGCAGCGCTCGTGCATGCCTTTGGCGCGGCACCCGATTTTACCGCCGGCGACGAGGCGACCGTGGTGATGAACGATGTGGCCGCCGATATCGGCACTCCAGGCACGCCGCCGGTCGTCGGGGCACCGACCAAATCGCTGTTCCAGACCGCGCAGCTGGCGCTGCGTATGCTCGTCGACATCGCCTTTGCCCAGCGCCGTGCGGGTGCGGTCGCCTTTATCGACGGCGTGATCTGGTAGTTACCCTGGCCGCGTTGGGGGGTTCAGTACCTCGTCCGAGCAGCCGGTCGATTTCGCGGTCGGTGATGATCGGCAGCCTCGGACCCAGTCTGACGGTCTTGATCTTGCCGGCCTTGATCAGCGCGTGACCGGTGCCTTCAGAGATGCCAAGGATCTCGAACGCCTCGCGCAGCTTGTGCCCGCCGTTGCGGCGTGTGATCTCGTTCTTTGCCATGGCCCTACCATTCTTTGATGGTGGGTGAAGACTATTGCGGGGCGCTTGCGAAAGCAATAGGCGCTCGCGGCAAGCTCAGAATTTGTAAATCCACAATTTTTCTGTCATAGGCACATTGACCGGAGTAATTGAACGCGCAAAGGAGAACACGTGCGAGGGCCAAAGCCGAGGCCGACACATCTGAGGCTGGTCACCGGCAACCCAGGACGTCGCCGCATCAATCACGCCGAGCCCAAACCCACGGCGCAGCTCCTCGACCCGCCGCCCGAATTGAGCGCGGCCGCAATGGCAGAGTGGCAACGTATCGCACCGCGGCTGGTCGCGGCCGGCATGATTACCTCGATCGATCGCGCCGCACTCGCCGCCTATTGCCAGGCTTATGGACGGTGGGTCCAGGCCGAGCGGCTGCTGGCCGCAGTCGCGGCGAACGATCGCATGGAGGGGCTGCTGATCAAGACGACAAACGGCAATGTCATTCACAACCCGTTGGTCAGCATCGCGAACAAGGCAATGCGCGACACCGTGCTGTTTGCCGCCGAGTTCGGCATGACGCCCTCGGGGCGCAGCCGGGTCAAAGCGAATTTTCACGATGAGCAAGGCGACGCCGCGGACAAATTCTTTCCCGCGTGATCGGGCGACGCGCTATGCGCGGGCGGTCGTCGGCGGTCGCATTGTCGCCGGGCCGCTGGTGCGCGCGGCGTGCAAGCGCCACCTGGCCGACCTCGAGACTGGCCCCGACCGCGGGCTTTATTGGGACCCCAAGATCTGCGCCTGGGTCAACCACTTTTTCGCGTCCGTGCTGCGGTTGCCCGATGGCGATCGGGCGGGCGAGCCGTTCCATTTGGAGGGCTGGCAAATCTTCGTCGCCGGCTCGCTGTTCGGCTGGCTGCGCGGCAAGGGCGGACCGCGGCGCTTTCGCACCGGCTACGTCGAGACCGGCAAGGGTTCGGGCAAGAGCCCGTTAGGAGCCGGCATCGGGCTCTACATGCTGACCGCCGATGGCGAGTCGGGCGCCGAGTGCTATGCCGCGGCGGTCACTCGCGACCAGGCGAAAATCCCGTTCCGCGATGCGGTTCGGATGACTGACGCGTCGCCGGCGCTGAGCCGGCGGCTGCAGAAGTCCGGCGAGCGCGATGTATTCAATCTGGCGTTCATCGAGCAGGGCAGCTTTTTCCGACCGGTCAGCAGCGAGGGCCGCGGCCTCGACGGCAAGCGTGTGCATTATGCTCTGATCGACGAGGTGCACGAGCACCCGACCGACATCGTCGTCGAAAAGATCACCGCCGGGGTGAAGGGGCGCCGCCAGCCGATCGTGCTCGAAATCACCAACAGCGGCGTCGATCGCGGCTCGATCTGCTATCAGCACCACGAATATTCCGAGCGCGTCGTCACCGGCCAAATCCCGGACGACGAGTGGTTCGCTTATATTTGCGGGCTCGACGAGGGCGACGATCCGCTTGCAGACGAAGGGTGCTGGCGCAAGGCCAACCCGTCACTCGGGGTGACGATCCAACCCGATTATTTGCGCAAGCAAGTCCGCGAGGCGCACGGCATGCCGGCGAAGGCCTCGCTCGTGCGGCGGCTCAACTTCTGCCAATGGGTGGACGCCGCCAACCCGGCGATCGATGGCAATATGTGGCGCAGTTGCGAGGCCGATTTCGACGAGGATGAGCTCGCCGGCCTCGAGCCGATCGGCGCGCTGGATTTGTCGGGCACGCGCGATCTGACTGCATTGGCGCGGGTCTATGAGCCCGACAGCCGGGGCGTGATCCACGCCGTCGTCGAATTCTGGACGCCGGCCGATACGCTGCAGGAACGATCGGCCCGCGATCGCGTGCCCTATACCCTATGGGTCGAGCAAGGCTACCTCACGGCGACGCCGGGGCGCTCGGTCGATTATGCGTTCGTCGCGCAGCGGATCGGCGATCTGCAGGTCGAGCGGGACTTGCGGCGCATCGCTTATGACCCCTATCGGATCAAGTATCTGGAACGCGAGCTCGACGCGCTGGCCATCGAGGTCGAATTGTTGCCGCACGGCCAAGGGTACGGCCGGGCCGCCGACAGCGGCTTGTGGATGCCGCGTTCGGTCGAGTTGCTCGAGGAATACATCGGCAAGCGGTTGCTGCGGGTCAAAAAAAACCCGGCGCTGACCTATGCCGCCGCGAGCGCGGTCCACATTGCCGATCCCAAGGCGAACCGGATTTATGATAAGCGGCGTTCGACCGGCCGCATCGACGGCCTGGTGGCGCTGGCGATGGGGATCGGTGCAGCGGTCGGCGATGAGCAGATCGACTTCGATGTCAGGGCAATGATCGGATGAAAGGGGGCGATGACAATGGAAACGATCCATAAGACCGCCGCCGGCAAGCAAACCGGCACGCGGACCTACGTGTTGTCGGACAGCACCCTCGACCGCTATGGCGACATCATCGAGCCGGATGGCTGGGAGCTCGAATGGTTCAAGCAAAACCCGATCGCGCTGTTCAATCACAACCCCAGTATGCCGGTCGGCAACTGGACGAACACCCGCGTCGAAGGCGGCCGGCTGATCGCCGATTTTCAACCGGCGGCGGACGGCACGTCGCAAATCGCCGATGATGTGCGCAAGCTGATCGATCAGGACATCTTGCGCGCGACATCGGTCGGTTTCCGGGCGCTCGACTTCGAGCCGATCGATCCAAAAAACCCGTGGGACGGGCAACGCTATAAGCAACAAGAGCTGCTCGAGGCGAGCATCGTCTCGGTGCCGGCGAACCCGGCGGCGCTAAATATTGCGAAGCAGCTCAACATCAGCGACAAGACCTTGTTTATCGCGTTTGGCGGGCACGCTTTCATGACGCGAGAGGCACTAACCGGCGGGCATGCCGCATCTCGAACCCACACCAGGGCAGCCCCAATGAAGATGACCCCGATTTCCCGACACGTCGTCGAAACCCAAGAGGCGCTGACGCGAGCGCGCGATACTGCGGCAAACTTTGCCGGCGGCGACGATCCCGACCCCGATCAGGCCGAGGTGCTGGCGACCGAGGTTGCCCAGCTGGAGCGCAAGCTGAACGGCTACCTGCAGCTGGAAAAGGCGCTCGCCACCGGCGTAGCGCTGGCCGACCCACCGACGCCGGACGAGGCCCGGCAGCAAGGGCTCCTGACGGCCGAGCGCAACAAGCTGGTGCGCCCGGCCAAAGACCCGGCGCCGGCTGATCTGCTGGTGCGCGCCGCGGTCTGTCATGTGCTGGCCAAGGCCACCGGCAAAGACCCGATGGCGATTGCCGATGAGCGCTACCCCAATCACGAGGCGACGCATATCGTCACCCGCGCGGCGATCGCCGGCGGCACGACGACGACCGTCGGATGGGCGGCCGACCTGATCCAGCTCGCCGTTGCGGATTTCTTGGCAGTCTTGCACCCGATTGCGGTCTTTCCGCGATTGGCCGCGCTTGGCGTGCCGCTGACTTTTGGCCCGACCGCCGGCGCGATCCGCATCCCGTCCCGAGCCGCCACCCCGTCGATCAGCGGCTCCTTCGTCGGCGAAGGCTCGCCCATTCCGGTGCGCCGGATCGGCACGCAATCGATCACGCTATCGCCGCACAAGATGGGCGTGATTTCGGTCTTCAGCCGCGAGCTGGCGCGCTACAGCAATCCGCAAATCGAGGGCTTGCTGCGTTCGGAGATCATGATCGATACGGCGATCACGGTCGACACCTTGCTGCTCGATGCGGTCGCCGGCAGCGCGGTGCGACCGCCCGGCTTGACCAATGGCGTGACCGCACTGACGCCCTCGGCGCTGGGTGGCTACAAGTCCATTCTTGCCGATCTTATGTCGTTGGCCGCGCCGTTCGATGCCGCCAACGCCGGCCGCATCCTCGCGTTGCTGATGAATAAGCAGGAAGCCCGCCGGATGGTCATGACGATCGGGCCGGCTTTGGATTTCGGTTGGTTGGACCCGATCTTGACCGAGTTCCACCTGTTGGTCAGCACCACGATCCCGGCCGGGCATGTGTACATGGTCGACGCCGCCGATTTCGTCAGTGTCAACGGCGAGGCCGAATTCGAGACCAGCGAGCAGGCGGTTCTCCACATGGAGGACACCACACCGCTCGATATCGGCACGCCCGGAACGCCGCCCACGGTTGCCGCGCCGGTGCAGTCGATGTTCCAGACCGCGCAAATCGCGCTGCGGCTATTGCTGGACATCACTTGGGCCATGCGCCGTCTTGGCATGGTGCAGCACATTACGCCGGTTAACTGGAGCACGGTTTGATCCATAAAGCGGGGGGCCTCGCGCCTCCCGTCACTCGAAGCTGGAGGCGGCAATCGATGACCCGATCCGTACCGCGCAATGACGAGCCGGACCCCGATAATATCCCGCAGCCGACCCAGGCGCGGGCGGACGCCATCAAGGAGCGCGCATCGGGGATTGCCCCAACCGAGGCGCCCACCGTTATCGACACGCCGGCGGTGGCCGTGAACGGTGTCATATCCAGCGCCGCCCAGGTCGGCGATACGCTGGCGTGCACAATGGGCAACTGGACCGGCGAGCCCGACGCCTACGCCTATCAGTGGAAAAACGGGCAGACCGATCTCGGCACCGGCGCGTCGTATATCGTTGTCGCCGGTGACGCGCCAGGCAGCATTACCTGCGTTGTGACCGCGCTCAACGCTGCCGGCGCGACCACCGCGCCACCCTCTAACGCCGTCATGGTCCAAGCGGCGGCGGCGCAACAGCAACAGGAGGAGGTCGATCATGGCACAGAGCACCGCACACACCAGGCGAGACGAGACCGCTGAAGGGCCGGCGGAACGTCAGGCCCCGGTGAAGCTCGAGCCGCCGACGCCGACCCAGGAAGAGGCCAACGAGATCCGCGCCCGGCACCAGCCGCTAACCCGCGACATGCAACCGGCCGCGCCGTCGCGCGGTTACCAAACCCGATAAGCAGGCGGCCTAATGGCGCTGCTGCCGCTGCTGCCGGCGCTGCTCGCCAACCTATGGCCGTGGGGTAAACGCGCGGCCGAGGGCCAATATCGCCCCGGCCCTTATTACCTAGACCAGGGTTGGCTCGGTGCCGATGCGGGGCGGCTGTGGAACTGGTGGCAGACCGGCTATCAGCTGCAACCGTTCGGAGAGCCGCGCGCGATGGTCGAGGCGTGCGTCTCGGCTTACGCGCAGACTGTTGCGATGTGCCCGGGTGACCATTGGCGCAAGCTCCCTGATGGGGGCCGCGAGCGCGTCGCCGGCTCGGCACTGACGCGGATCTTGAAGCGGCCCAACGACTACCAATCGATGTCCGACGTCCTGATGAATCTAACGCGCCGGCTGTACGAGCGCGGCGAGGCCTTTGCCGTCGTGTTCCGCAACAATCGCAACGAGATCTCCGAGCTGCACCTGATGCGCGAAGGCCGGGCGATGATCGCCGGCGAAGGCTCGATTTTCTATGCGTTGTGGGGCAACGAGGTCATCGCCAGCCAGTTCAATCTGGTCGAGAACCCGACGCCGGCCCGCGACGTGCTCCATGTCCGGCTGCACACGCCACGCCATGTGCTGCGCGGCGAAAGCCCGATCCTGTCGGCCGCGCTCGACCTGGCGCTCAGCGGCTCGGCGATGACCCAACAAGTCAATTTCTATCAAAACCAGGCGCGGCCCAGCTTTCTGCTGGAGACCGAAGCGCAAATGAAACGCGAGCAGATGGAGGAGCTCCGCGCCTGGTGGGATGCGCAAACCCAAGGCGAAAACGCCGGCAAGACCCCGATCCTGGGATGGGGCCTTAAAGCGAACCCGATCACGACCACCGCGGTCGACGCGCAGCTTGCCGAAATGCTCAAGATGAGCGACCAGAACATTGCGCTGACGATGCGCATTCCGCTGGCCATCCTGGGCATCTCGGAACGAGCGCAACCGGCGGCGTCGACCGAGGCGCTGATGGGACAATGGATCGCCAGCGGCCTCGGCTTTTGTTTGAACCACATCGAGGAGGCGTTCGGCCTGCTGTTCGGGCTGCGCGGCATGCCCGAAGAATACCTCGAATTTGATACCAAGGCGCTTCTGCGGTCGGCTTACCGCGACCGCATCGAGGCGCTAGCCCGCGGCGTGATCAGCGGCATCTATTCGCCCGACGAGGCGCGTGCATCCGAGGATCTGCCCGCGGTGCCGGACGGGGTCGGCGCCGAGCCGCGCGTCCAGCAGCAAGTCGTGCCGTTGAGCTATGGTGCCGACATGAAAGCGCCGGAGCCCGGCGCAGCGGTGCCGCCGCCGCCGTCGGGCGGCGCCAATGGGTCGCCGGATGGCGCACCGGCGGATGAAGGGAATGGAACCGATGACAGCCAGGCCAGCGTCGCCGATCTCGCTGCCGTCTTCCGATCATCGCATGAACGGCACAGCCTCGCCGCTTGAAGCGCTGTTCGCCGAAGCCGGGGCGGCCACCGGGCGCATCGAGCGCGAGTGCCGATTATCGGTGGCGCTGATGCTGGCCGAAGTGCGCGAGGAGGTCGCGGCGATGCGCGCCGCGCGTGCCGAACTCGAACTCTCCACCGCCCGCGCCATCACTGCCGGCTTGGCGCTCTTGCGCGACGGCGAACCAGGGCCGCCCGGCGAGTCGATCAAAGGCGACAAGGGCGATCCAGGTGAGCAAGGGGACCCGGGCCTTGCAGGCGATCCGGGCGAGCCGGGGCCGCCCGGCGAATCCATCAAAGGCGACAAAGGGGACCCGGGAGAACGCGGCGAGCCAGGCCCGCCCGGCGAGTCGATCCGAGGCGACCAAGGCGATCCGGGGCCGCCAGGCGAGTCGATAAAGGGCGACAAGGGCGACAAGGGCGATCCGGGACCACCAGGCGAGTCGATCAAAGGCGACAAGGGCGACCCAGGGCCGCCGGGCAAGTTTCCTGGGGTCAAAGCATGGAGCCGCGGCGTCCATTACGAGAGCGATTTGACGACGCATCTCGGCGCAACCTGGTGCGCGCTGCGCGATACCGCCGAGGAGCCGCCGCACGAGGATTGGCGGCTTGTGGCCGCCGCCGGCATGGACGGCGCCGATGGGCGGTCGCCCGTCGTCCGCGGCACCTGGACCGAGAACGAGCAATACCGGGCGCTTGATGTTGTCGCGCTTGGAGGGGCCGGCTTTATCGCGCGGCACGACGACCCCGGGCGATGCCCGGGTGAGGGCTGGCAGATGATCGCGTCGCAGGGCAAGCAGGGCAAACCCGGCGACCCGGGCGCGAAGGGGGCGCCGGGCGCGCGGCTTGCCGCGGTCACGGTCGATCGCGACGGTCAGCTGAGTTTCCGCCACGAGGACGGCTTGGTTATTACTTGCGATCTCTATCCGCTGCTGAGTCGAGTCGCCCGCTGATGTCGAGCTATCCAGGAGGCTGGCCGGTCTATCCCCCAGTGGTCGGGCTTGGTCCCAGCTCGCGCTACCTGATCTCGCGCACCGTCACGCCGGCATCGAGCCTGGCGCTGGTAACGCTCGACGAGGCAAAGACCGAGCTCGGGATCGATCTAGCCGACACCACCCAAGACGCTGCGGTGCAACAGGTGATCGATCGGGTCAGCCAGGGGATCAGCAATTATTGCGACCGGGTGTTCCCGCGGCAAAGCTACACCGATCAATATCGTGCCGTGTGCAGCTGGCTGGCCCCGGGCCAACCGCTGCGCACCCGGCAAGCGCCGATTGGGCTCGGTACCGGCGGCTTGCCCGTGCTGACTGTCGCAGAAGACGGCGCGACGATCGACCCGGCGTTTTGGGAAGTGGACATCGACACCGGCGAGCTCTATCGGCTCGACGACGCCGGGTCCAATGTTCCGGCCTCGTGGACCGGCAACCTGATTGTCATCAATTACGACGGCGGGTTTGATACGATCCCGGCCGATGTCGAGGGCGCCGCCCTCGAATGGATCACCGGTCGCTGGACCGCCAAGGGGCGCGACCCGACGATCCGTAGCGAGACGATCCCTGACGTCATTGCCCGGGTGTATAGCGACACCAGCGGGACCGCTTACACCGCCGGGGCTTCGATGCCGGCGGTCGTCCGCGACTGGCTCGCCAGTTACATCAAGTATTACACATGACGCCCGCGAGCATCATCGCGGCGCTGGACAAGGCGCTGGCCGAATACAGCCAGACGGTCACGCTGCAGCGCACTACGGTCGACGCCGAGGGCGCGATCACGGTCACGCAATCGACCGTCTGCCCGGCCACGGTTCGCCTGTTTACGCCGCAGGATCTCGAAGCGCCCCAGGTCCGCGATATCCGCGTCGTCCTCAGCCCGACCTCGCTCGCCGTCTTCGGCATGCCGAGCCGCGACGATCGCATTCTGACCGGGACCGCCGGAAACCCGAGCAACATCGAGCAAATCGAGACGCTGGAATACGGCGGCGCATTGGTCCGCGTAAACTTGCTATGCCGGGGGTAACCCACATGCTGGTCATTCAAATCCTGTTTTGGGTGCTGCTGATCCTGTGTTTCGTGATCGGGCCGCCGTGGGGCGCCTGGGGCCAACAAGCGCCGGCGTGGTCGCCGCATGTCGTCTATCTGGTGCTGTTCATTTGCCTTGGGCTCGCAGTCTTCAGCGGCGGCTTCGGGCTCGCGGTGCGCTGAATGGTCGACCAGCGCGAGGCCATACTGTCCCGGTTGCTCGCCGTGGTCACCGGCGCGAATGGCATCGCCTCGGCAGTGCGCAACAGTCTCGACGTCACCAAATTAGCACGCCCGGCAATCGTCATCCTCGATGGCCACGAGCAATTGGTCGATACCCCGATGCCGGCGCGGGGCCAGGTGACGAGCGGGGTGCAGCGGATGGAGCTGGCGCCGCAGATCGCGGTGCATATCCGCGCCAACAATGCCGTCGACGCCGGCGCGCTGCTATCGCTCTACCGTACCCGGATCGTCGCCGCAGTGCTTTCCGACGCCACGCTGGCCGGCTATCTCGGGACTAACGGGCGCGTGCGCTACGAGGGCGCAACCGTGGCGCCGCCGGCGCCCGAGGGCAACGAGCACCGCATCGATCTGATGCTCGTCTTCACTTATGTTTTGCGGCTCGAGGATCTCACATCGTGATCGCTCCCAAATTCACCATCACTGCCACTGACCACAATTTGATGCTGCACCTCGACAACTTGCCCAAGCACTTGCGAGTGCGATTGCGCAGCCGCCTTACCGTGCTGATCCAGCGTCTGCTCGCAAATGTCAAAGCGGCTGAACCGGTGCGCACTGGCCGGCTGCGTTCGCTGACCTCCGCATCGATCAGCGAAACCGACACCGCGATCCGCGGCCAGGTGCGGATCGCCGGGGACCGCGCAGACGGTCATGACGTTGCCGCCGCGGCGCTCGAATACGGCCAGAATCGCACGGTGGCGGTGCGCGCTCATCCCGAGCGGTTGACGCACGTCTTCAGCCATCCGATAACGCCTGAGAGCGTCATGGTAAAAGCCCACGCGCGGCACCCGCACATTGCTGCCCGCCGCTTTCTGCGCGGCCCGGCGCAAGCACTTCGCCCCGTCGCCATTGCCGAACTGCAAGCTGCCCTAGATGAAGCCGTCGCCGATACCCAACAGGAGTTGAACCATGTCTGAGCCCCGCACGCCCAGCCCGCGCGTCGCCACGCCGGGC